AATCGCAAAGCATTCGTGTTCAGCGAGCCCGGCACTGGTAAGACACTCTCTGCACTGTGGGCTGCTGACTACTTGATGACGCGTGGTGAGGTTCGGCGTGTTCTCATTCTGTGCCCCTTGTCGATCATGCAGTCGGCGTGGATGCAGGACTTGAACGCATCGGTTATTCACCGCTCTGCTGTCATCGCCCACCACCCGCAAGCATCGCGTCGAATCGAGATGGTGCAACAGAACTATGAGTTCGTCATCACAAACTACGAAGGCTTGAACCTGATAGCCGAAGAGATCAACGCCAACGGCAAGTTCGACCTCATCATCGTGGACGAAGCAAACGCATACAAGACCATCACCACTCGTCGTTGGAAAGCGTTGAACTCAATCATCAAACCCGAGACCCTGTTGTGGATGATGACAGGTACACCAGCATCGCAGTCACCTGCTGATGCGTTTGGTCTGGCCAAGCTGGTCAATCCCAACAACGTACCTAAGTTCTTTACAGCATGGCGCGACAAGGTGATGAACAAGATCACGATGTTTAAGTGGGCACCGAAAGCAAACGCACCTGACCTCGTACACGAGGCGTTGCAACCAGCGATCAGGTTCACCAAGGCAGAGTGCTTGGACTTACCACCAGTGATTACGATGACACGCGAAGTGCCGTTGACCCCGCAGCAGAAGAAGTACTACGAGCAACTCAAGGACCGTATGCTGATTCAAACAGCAGGCGAAACAATCAGCGCAGTCAACGCTGCCGCTGGCGTATCCAAGTTGTTGCAGATCAGTTGCGGTGCTGCCTACACCGAGAGCGGTGAGGTTGTTGAGTTCGATGCCGCGCCTCGCTTGGCGGTACTGGAGGAAATCTTGGAAGAGACCTCACGCAAGGTCATCATCTTCGCGTTGTTCACCAGCAGTATCGACAGCATCCACAACTACCTGTTGAAGAAGGGTATCAGCGCAGAGATGATTCGTGGTGACGTGCCTGCATCCAAGCGTGGTGACATCATCCGTCGTTTCCAAACTGACCCAGACCCTCGCGTGTTGGTGATGCAGCCCCAAGCATCTGCTCACGGTATTACCTTGACAGCCGCTGACACGGTTGTGTTCTATGGCCCATTGATGTCTGTTGAGCAGTACGTACAGTGTTGCGCCCGTGCTGACCGCAAGGGACAGACCTCAGACAAGGTGACTGTCATCCACATCCAAGGCTCGCCAATCGAGAAGAAGATGTTCAAAGCATTAGAAATGAAAGTTAGTGACCACTCACTATTAACCCAAATGTTTGATACCGAAATTAAATCTTGAAAGGAGCAAAGCAAATCAAAAAATGTGTGTACACTGTCCAACCTTAGACAAACAATAAACCACTTCGTAGGAGAAGCAAATGGAAAAAACAGAAGTAGTGCCGCTGGATAAGCTGGCCAAAATCTACCGCAAGATGCGCGATCGTGTCTCTGAACTGACCCGTGAGTACGACACCGAAGTCGAGATCATCAAGGCTCAGCAAGCAGAGATCGTGGCCGCTATGAAAGAGCAGATGCAAGCGCTTGGCGTGACATCTGTTCGCACTGACCAAGGAACCGTGGTGCTGTCTGTGAAGACGCGCTACTCCACATCCGATTGGGACAGCTTCAAAACTTTCGTCACTGAACATGACGCACTGGACTTGTTTGAGAAGCGCATCGCGCAGACCAACATGAAGCAGTTCCTCGAAGAGAACCCCGGGGTCGTACCGCCCGGCCTCAACTCCAATGCGGAGTATGACATTTCGGTACGCAAACCTTCAGCCAAGTAACTTATGACCAAGAAGACAACAGAACACGTGGACCTTCACGAAGCGCTTACACAAGTGCCCGTTGAAGATGCAACAGTCGATCGCTGGGCGCGTTCAGATGTGCTTGAGAAAGCCATCACGTTCCACAAGAACAACGGTGGTATGCACCAAGCCAACCAAGTAATCGCAACATCGCAAGTATTTTTAGATTTCATTTTAGGAGAAACCAAATGAGCAACGTAGCTTTATTCAACCCCGCACAACTCCCCGCTTTCGCCCGTACTGGCGAACTGTCTGACATCGCTAAGGCTCTGGCCGGTGGCGGCGCAGGCGGCGGTAAGCGCATCTCTATCAAGGGCGGCGTATTCCGTTTGATGTCTGCTGGCAAAGAAGTCGCAGCTGTTGACGAACGCTACCTCGATGTGGTCATCGTGAAGGCAGCACCTAAAGTGTCGCGCATCTTCTACGCAGCCAAGTACGATGGTGAGACCGCAGCACAACCTGATTGCTGGTCACCCGATGGTGACAAGCCTGATGCCAAGTCAGCCAACAAGCAGTCGGCTACATGCGAGAGCTGCCCACAAAACATCGCCGGTTCAGGCAACGGTCAGAGCCGTGCTTGCCGCTATCAACAGCGCCTCGCTGTGGTCTTGGCCAACAACATTGAAGGCGACGTGATGCAGTTGGCTTTGCCAGCAACGTCAATCTTCGGTAAGGAAGAAGGCGAGAACCGCCCACTGCAAGCGTACGCTCGCTGGTTGGTCGCTCAGTCCGTTGACCCAAGCATGGTCGTGACCCGCATGAAGTTCGACACCAAGGCCGAGGCTCCCAAGATTCACTTCAAGGCTATGCGTTGGTTGACCGATGACGAGTTCACCCAAGCTGGCGACCAAGGCAAGACCGAAGACGCTACCAAGGCTGTCACCATGTCAGTCGGTGCAACCGATGGCGCTAAGCCAGCAGACGCATTGCAAGGCGCAGCACCGAAAGCCAAAGCCGCTGCCAAGCCTGCTCCAGAGCCAGAAGCCGAGGACGAAGAAGACGCACCAGCACCCGCACCGAAAGCGGCAAAGAAAGCCAAGGCTGCACCTGCTCCCGTAGCAGAGGACGAAGACGAAGCCGAGCCAGAAGTGCGTAAGGCTGAGAAGAAGCCAAGCGCCGTGGCCGCTAAGAAATCATTGGCCGATGTGGTCGGTGGTTGGGATGACGAAGACTAAGTAAGGTTTAGGGGGAAAGTGGCTACTGCGTGCCGTAAAGCACGGCAAACCCCTTCGCTACAGTTTCCAAGCCGTAGTGAAACGAGTACCCCACCTATTTTTTAACCAAAGGAGAAAGCAATGAAGAAAATCTATATCACTACCATCATCGCAGCAGCGCTGCTCACAGCTTGCGGCGGCAAACAAGAAGTGTCGTTCGCGTCACTCGAAGAAGCCAAAGGTACAGCGCGTGAGAACGCTATGTGGAACGCACAGAAGTACCGTCAAGACAACATCTTGTACAAGGGCTGGGACATCATCGGTCGTGGTGACTCGACGCAAGAGAATGCCTGCCCACAAGGTGACGGCTGGGCCACGATGGAGTTCGTCAACCCAAGCAAAGACCGCTTGGTAAAAGTCAAGTGCTCAACCGTGTCGGCCAACACAGGCTGCTTGGAAGACAGCGACTTCAAGAGCAAGCCCTTCGCAAGCGATGACGGTCACTGCCAAGCGACCAACAAGGTTCCTTACCCTTTGCCAAAGATCGCGAAGTAAGTCATGTTTGATTTGCTTTTATTTCTAGGCGTAGCGGTGTGCTCCGGCGCTTCGTTCTACCTTGGCTACGGTGTCGGCTATCTGGCTGGCAAGGTTTCCAAAAAGAAGGAGCAATGATGGCGATCGGCATTTCAAACACTAGCAACACAGGTTGGCTTACCTCAACAGACGTGTATGACGCCAAACGCTATTACGCTGAGCAGGAGCATCGTTACCTTCAAGAGATGGAGCGCCAGCGTAATGCAGCCATGCAGAACGCCTACAACCCATACATGCAATCGCAACAAGGTGTGACAGACCTTCAACGTGAGCAACAAGCGCAGAAGCCAAAAGCCCCTGCGTATCTCGACAACAAAAAACTTTTACTACTTGGAGAAGCATCATGAAATTGAAACCATTTGCCGAAGTCATCGCCCTCTCAAAAGAGAAGCTGTCAGAAGCCCTCGCCCCCATCCGCGCACGCAAGGTCAAGAGCCAAGCCGAACTGGAGATGGCCAAGCTCGATGACGAGTTGATTCGTTTGGAGTCCGAAGTGCATGAGATGTGTGCTAAGGAAGACATCAACTTCCCAACCCTGCTGGACAAGCTCGACAAAGCCGCACTCTTGGAGCGCCGTAAGGTGCAATACGAGAAGGTTCTTGCAGACCTGTTCCCGTCTAAATAAACACAAGGGGCTTCGGCCCCTTACCCACCATGCCATATTCACAAAAACTCATCAACGAAGTAGGTGACGCACAGAAGACGTTGGGCAACCACCTCGGACGCTGGTGTATCTACCACGACTTCTCTGTGGTGCGCGTATCCAAAGCATTGGGCGTGACACGACAGACGGTCTACAACTGGTTCTTGGGCAAGGACATCTTCCCTGCCTATCAAGAGCGAGCCGAACTCCTTTTAAAAATATTACAAAACGCCCGTGATGCGGACGATGCTTGGAGAAAAATATGCAAGTTATACAACCTCGCACCCTGAGTAACAGCGAACTCATCAACCGCTGCGCCTCATTGATGGACACCGTGCAAGAACTGCCTACCGCCTATCAGATTGAGCTGCTCCGCCGTTTCACTGCCCTTGCGCCGCTGGACGAGTACCCGTTCAAAGACCCAAAGCAGCTCGACCTGTTCAAATAAAAACCGAGGATTCATATGACTCCGCTTGACTTCCTAGCGGTTGTTCTGCCGTCGCCCGGTCACGGGCTGTACTGTGCGGCAGAGCTGACTAAGAAAAAAGAACATCTGTTCGTAGAACATTTGGAAGACATCTACCCCAAGGTGGACACTTGGGTTGAGCAAAAGGTAGACGCATACTTCGCGCTAGCCACGTTTGACGAGAACAAGAAGCGCAAGGCTGAGAACGCACGCTATGTGCGCTCGCTGTTCATTGACATGGATGGCTACGAATCAAAGAAGAAGGCAGCGTTCGCGCTCAAAGCGTTCCTTGCCGAGACTGGCTTGGACCTGCTCGGCTCGCCCTACATCGTGGGTTCAGGCGGTGGCTTGCACTGCTACTGGCCATTCACTGAGAACATCGAGATCGCGGAGTGGAAGCCATTGGCTGAGAACTTCAAGCGCCTGTGCAAGCAACAGAAGCTGACCATCGACATGACGGTTACTGCGGACGCAGCCCGTGTCTTACGTATACCTGACACATTCAACTTCAAGCCTAAGTACCCTGAGCCTCGCCCTGTGCAGGTGCTCATCGAGGGCGACACGTTCGACTTCGAGACATTGAAGGCTCATGTGGTGAGCCTGCTCAAGACCATTGCTCCAGTAGCCGCCACACCGTCAGCATCGAGCTTGCCCGGCCAGCGTCCATCAAACGCGCCTACTACCGCTACTGGTGTGAAGCTGATGGAGAACAGCACCACGTCGTTCAAGAAAATCTTCCAAGTCACCAAGGCTGGTGGCGGCTGTGCCCAACTGCGACACTACGTTGAGAACGCAAGTGAAGATGGTATGGAACCCCTGTGGCGTGCGTGGCTCAGCATCGCCAAGCCCTGCTCGGACGGCATGAAAGCAGCCATCTGGTTGAGCGACCTTCACCCTTACCCTCAGTCTCGTATGCAGCAGAAGCTGGCCGAGATCAAAGGTCCTTACTCCTGCGCGAAGTTCGACAGCGAGAACCCCGGCCTCTGTGACGGGTGTCCTTCTTTTGGCAAGATCACCAACCCGCTTGCGTTTGGTCGCGAGGTCATGGTCGAGACCGAAGCCAAAGAGATCGAGGTACACATCCCCTCAGACTCAGAGACGCTCAAAGAAGACGTGTTCAAAGTCCTGCGCCCAACTCCACCCAAAGGCTACGCCTACGGTGCGCGTGGTGGCATCTTCATGGAGAAGGAAGACGAAGACACTGAAGGCAATAAGACCAAGCGCCAGATCATGTTGCTCCCTCACGACTTGTTCGTGGTGGACATCTTGAAGCACGGCGGCGAGCACACGGTCCACATGCTGAGCATCCGACCAGAAGGCGCTGAGACTATCACCATGTCCCAGAAGGCGATCGTCAGCAAAGACGAGACCGTCAAGGCACTGGCCAACCAAAACGTCATAGCTTCCTACGGCTCTGGCAACGACAAAAACTTATTTGACTACGTGAGGGCATCCGTGGAACAAGCAAGCACAGGCAGAGCGCCTGTTAAAGTCCCGTCCAATTACGGCTGGCAGCATGACGACACATACGTGTTCGCAGGCAAAATCTTCTCGGCACACAAGCCGCCCGTTACCGTACCTATGCCCGGTCTTGAGAACATCGTGGCCAACACCAAGCCAACTGGAACCATCGAAGCATGGCGCTCGTTCATGCAGCTCCTCGTCAAGAAGGAAATGTTTGAGCACTTGGCCATCATGCTGGCTGGCGCTTCTGCTCCGCTCATGCGCTTCACTGGTATCTACGGCATGACCTACCACTGCGGTTCAACCGAGTCAGGTACGGGTAAGTCTTTGGCACTGGAAGCAGCTGCATCTGTGTGGGGTCACCCTGTTCACTACCGTACTGGTAAGAGCACATCGCCCGTTGCTATGCAACAACGCCTTGGTTTACTCAACAGCCACCCCCTGATTACGGACGAGCTGACCAGTAAGAACCGCGCTAACTTCGAATGGTTGCCTGAGTTCTTGCTGGATATGACTGAGGGTCGCGGCAAGGAGCGTATGGAGTCCGGCGCTAACAAAGAGCGTATCAACTTGTCCACATGGATGACTTGCGCGATCATGTCTTCCAACACGCACGTGGTCGATGGCCTGACAGGTGGGCGTAAGCACTCATCCGAAGGCGAGCTGCGCCGTTTGCTGGAGTTCATCTTGACTAAGACCTGCGAGTGGGAACCCCACGAGATCGAGGTCATCAAGTCTTTGCAGCACAACTACGCTGTGGCCGGTCACATGATGGCGCAGTACATGGTGGACAACGTGACCGAACTCAAGACGGCTGTACCAGATGCCGTACAACAGATGTACAAGGAGTTCGGTGCAACCAACGACGAGCGTTTCTGGATGGCAGGTATCGGCGCTATCGTCTACGCTGGCGTGATCTTCAACAAGGCTGGCATCGTCACGCTGCCCATGAAGCAAATACTGAACTGCTTTAAGAAAGTAGTAGTAGCCATGCGCGGCAATATTAAGTCCAGCGCACGTAGCGCAGAAGATGTCCTGAACGCGTTTACTCGGGAGAACTACGGCCACTTCATCGTGGTACGCGAGAACGCTGGCACTGTGCTGGCCGAGCTTGGTCGAGGGGGTGAGGTGGACAAGTCAACCACACGTTCACAGATCATGGGTCGAGTTGAACATGGCTTTACGCCAGACCACGTGGACTTCTTTATTGAGGAAGCGTTGCTCAAAGCCTATTGCTCTTCTATGAGTTTCGGCTATGCTGACTTCAAGCGCCTGCTGGCTTCCGTGTTTACCGTGTCGCATATGGCCAAGAAGAATATGACGGCGCGTACGCAAGGCCCACAGATGCGGGTCTCGGTGTTGAAGATTAGCTGCCGTATATCGGACATGGACGATGAAACTCGCGATTCACTATCCTTGGGAACAGACTGAGAAGGGGCAGGGGTTTTTCATCCCCTGCCTTGATACCTCCGCCGTCCGTGAAGAAGGTTTGAAAGCTGCCATCAAACTTAGGATGCTGGATGCTCGGGCTACGCCCGGCATCCGCAACGGCTTCATCGGGGTCTGGTTCTTTAGGACTGGTTCTCGATCGCCTTGATACGCTTCATAAACGTCTCCGCCATTTCCTGACGCGCCTTGTCGATTTTGTCGATACGGGCGCGTTTCTCTTCTGGGGTCAACGGCATACGGTTGGTGATGAGGTCTTCTTGCAACTTCAAGCGTGCCATGTTCTGTTTGAACGTGCCTGCCAATGGTGCTGCGCGAAGCTCAGCCTTATGCTCCTCACGGAACGCTCGGATGTCTTCCGGTGTACCGGTCTTCTTCAAGCTATTGAAAGAGGTGTTGGTCTCCATAGCGTCTTGCGCCAGCTTGTACACCACGTCGATGTCGGCCCCGCCGTACTGCTTTTGGAACGCTGAACCAATCAACGGCATGTCAGTCAGGCGACCTTCTGGCTTAGCGACAGTGGACTCCTTGGCAAACAAGTCGTTGGCTGCGGCCATAGCTGCAATAGGCATCACGCCCAAGTAGCCTCGCACGATGTGCTCGATCTGAACAGGCGACAAGATAGGTGCCACACGGCTCATGGCCTTGGCCATCTCGGTGGTAGACGCCACGTATCGGTCTTCCGTACGCTTGTTCTGCATACCCACGGACTCAATGTTGTTGCCGGAGAAGAAGTTCTTGTTGGTCCAAACTTCAAACGCTGGCTTGACAATCTGTGGGACGCCTGCTGAGCTGTATCCGGGGATTGAGCCAAGGAACATGTCCTTGAGCGCGGTGAGCTGCTGCTTGGTATCAACTTCGCCAACCATAGCGTCAACCGTAGCCACGGCTGCCGAGAAGAACCAACCCGCTTCGTATGGAATTGGAATCTTCAAAGGCTCTTTCACGCCGGGGATGTACAGGAAGAAGTTGCTGTAACGGTCTTTTGGCTTGGCGTTCTTGTAGTACTCATCGTCTTGCATAGCCATCGCGTAGATCAGGCCAGTGGCCATGAGCGCCATACCGTTGTTGAAAAACTTTTGCTTGATACGCTGTTGTTCTTCGAAAGGCATTTGACCGCGAGCCGCCTTGTACAACACGTTCAAACCTTGAATCTGTGCGTTGAAGAAGGGGATCAGGCGCGACGCGTATTGGATGGTTGGTGACAAGCCACGCTTGTTGAAGTTCATGGACTCCATAACCATCATGTCAGCTTCGACTTCGGACAAGCCGTTGGCAATAGCGTTCTCATAAACCAGCGCACGGGTAGCAGCATCGGCGCTCATCGCGGCACGGTCGGCCATAGCAAGCAGAGAGTCCAAAGCGTTCTGGTCTTTACCGCTGGCCAACTGCAACGCAAACTTTGAGAGGTCGTCTGGGTCGCCATTAAAGATTTGGCTCTGAATCAAACCCTTCTCAATCAGCTTCGCAGCAGTGGCGCTGTTGCCTGACTGCATCTTCACGAACTCTTTAGTCGCCTTGTAGATAGCGCTCAGTGGGCCGTAGTTCAGGCCAGACGTAAACGTAGCCGCCATTGGGTCACGGATAAGCTGGCGCAGGATGTACAGCGGGGTGCGAGTAACGCCTGAACGCAGCAAGTCACCGGCCATACCGCCCAGCTTCAAGAACGAAGGCAGCGTCAGGTGCGCACCCTCCAAGGATTTCACGACCAGCTCGGCAGGAATACCACCCATGATCGTGCCGTCTGTCTCTACACGAATCCAACGCTGGCCATCATCCTTGGGGTTCTTTGGGTCTGGCTCTTGATTGAACACCAAGATGTTAGGACCGCCGGGG